CATCTTAATGAATTAACTACCGCAGAGTTTGTTGTTTCAGATGGTCCATTAACAAAGAATGAAACTGTTCCAATTTGGTTAATAACATTTGTTCCTAAGTTTGTTGCTAATCCACCACCAACTCTATATTGAATGAATAGGGTCGAGTTTGGAGTTAAGGTAGAACCTAATGAAAAGTTATTTGAATATTTTTGAAGTTCTAAAGTTGCACCTAAAGTTGTGAACTGATTTAATTGGTCTTGAGCAGTGTTTGTTCCACCGCCAAACGTCATCTTTTTAAACCCTTCAGGAGTATATTCAGTAATAAACCTATCTTGTGTTTGTATATATCTTCCAACTTTAATACCTGGTTGGTCAGAAACCTTTGCAGGGTCTTCAATGAATACTCTGTCTTCGGCTAAAGCATCCACTTCATACCATTTATTATCTACACCTAAAAATTCTGATGTTGATGGTGTGTTTGTATATTGGGTACCATTCTTTAATAATACACTTGTAATACCCAACACATTCTTTTCAGGTAAAAACAATTCAAAGAACGGTTTAACATCGTTTGCTCCAATAACCCTTTTGAATACCTTTGTAATACCATTTACAACTACTTCTCTTTTTGTGATGGTATAATTAACCAACACGTTATTTGAGTTGAAATTTGGAATCTTTAATCTATTTGGGAATCCTTGAGCATTATACGGTGATGTAAAATCAATATCATATACATTTTCAAAAACAATTCCCGAACCAACGACTTGAGACCCTCTTGTCAATATTCCAAGATATCTTTCATCTTCTTTATCACCAAACGCAGGAACTGTAATTGAGAAATCAACTAAAGCGACTGACGGTCTTTGTCCTGGTAATTTTAACCCGTAGGTTCTGGCAATGTTATATATTGATGACCTTTGTTGAGCATATTGTAATACGGTTTCCTGAACACTTCGGTCAATATTGTAGTGTAGGTTATCCGCAATTGCGGCATTTAAATCAATGAAGACTGAAAACACCGAAGCATCATTAAAGTCTTGAATTAAATCAGGATAATAAGTTCTTGTATAATTTAAGAGCTCTGTCCTGATTGACTGATAATCCCTTGATGCGTACGATATTCTATTGTTTGCCATTTATATTAAATATTGATAATAACAAAATCACTCTGAGCATATGTTGACCCGTTTGTTGAGTAATCTAATCTTATTTTTGCTGTATATTCTGAAGTATTTTTACCAGGAAATCTATAAACCGAAGATTCACTTGTCCCTGCAAAATTTTGACCTGTCGCAATATCCACTTCCTCTTGTACGTCAGCTGGTGTTATACTTAAACTATTAACTAATAAGTTCGGCATGAAATTCTCAATTGCATCTCTAATGTCGGATTCAATAGCATCAAAGGTGATTCCATCAAAAGGTTCAAAAAGAAATTCATACAATCTAGTTCCAAATTGAGGTAAGTAATACCTTGAACCCTTCCTTGTTAATAACAAATGAATTAGGTCCGCTTTAATTTCTTGAGCCTGTAGTTCCGTTAATTGTAAGTAATCACCCTTTAAAGAATCTCTAAAAGGAAAATTAATTCCATATGTTATACCGTTAGCCATTGTCAATAAATATAGTGGTATTTCCTTTTTTGTGAACTGGTGAATACGGACAATATTTACACCCATTACCACAACAACTACCTCTTTTAATATGATATGACTTAGTCATAACCATTTTACCATTGTCAAAGTAAAAATCATCTGATTCTTGTTTTATACTATCTCCCAATTTTTTTGTCATAATTGTATATAAATAAAAAAGGAACATGTAAAAAATACATATTCCTTTAATTATTAAGATTTATTTTAATTATTTAATCTCACAAGCGCCACCAGCACAAGCTAATTCACCACTTAAATCAGTTTCGTCAGTTAACTCAATAACCTTTGACAAATCAATTGAATGAAGTTTTGAAAATAATCTTCCAAATTCTTCTTTAGTACAATCTTCAAAAGGTGCTTGAATATAATTTCCACCGTCGTGAGGTAATACAGATAATCCATTATAAAAATCTCTGTTCTCCCACATCCACTCACCAGCTAATTCCCAATCTTCAGGTTTTAAACTAATTGTTGCAGATACATTATGACTATTAGAACCTGTTCCATGACCAGGTTTAACCCATTCTTGTGTAATTTTTTTAACACGTTCTAATAATTGGAATGGACTTTCTGTTCTTAAGATAGCACCTTCAGGTGCTTTTTGTGGTACCGAAATAACCGCAGTATCGTGTGGACGGAAAAATTCATCTTCAACTAACTCAGGATGATTATTCAATAAGTAAGTGTAGATTGATTCATTTTTACCTACACGGATTCTACGAACATAATAATCATTATGCCAAGCGTGGATACCTGATGATGTACCCAAAGTTAATGATGTTGTTCCTGCAGGTTTTACAGTTGTAGTACGAGCCGATTTATTGATACCGATTAATTCCGCAACTCTTGAGTTTTCCTCTTTAACCAATTTTGCAGCTTCTTTCATATCATAACCCAAGACAACACCTGAACCGATACCTGTCATAGACACACCAATTAAAGCATCTTTCTCAGTTGTTCTTTTCCAAATGTCACGAAGGTAATGGAAGTTAGTATATCCCGCCTGTAATGTTCCGATGAACGTTGCAGCTTTAACACGAGCATTTAAATCTTCTTGAGAATCAATATCCGAAACATTTACTTCGCATAAATTACAGAATTGGTTTGGTCTCAATGCAATTTCACAACAAGGGTTTGTACCCCAATCTTTGTCGTTTGTAAAGTAGATACCAGGTTCACCTGCCCCTGATGCTTCAACACGTTTCCACAAATCAAAGAAAAACTCTTTTGTGATTTTGTGTCTAACAAGTGCTGCTGAGTTGTTTGCTCTACCTCTTTGTGGGTTTTTTTCCCACCATGAACCTGATTTACAAGAAATCATTTCTTGGTCGTCAGCACTGAATAAAGAAATAAGTGCAGCTCTACGAATACCACCAGCCAACACAGCATCAGCAATATGACATACCATGTCGTGAACCTCGATTGGTGTTAGTTTTTCACCATCATTTTTTCCATGTAACATAGTTGTTAACTTATAGATACAATCTTTTAATGGTTGTGGTCCAGGTGCTTTACCTCCTGATGTTACAAGTTGAGCTCCTTTTGCTCTAACGTCTGAATAATCAAAAATGATTGTTGAAGATGCTTTACCAAAATAAGATTTCATCAATACTTTAATTGCATCCGCCCATCCTTCAATAGAGTCACCAATTAAAAATCTTGTAGTATATTTTGGATTTGGTTTTCTAATCTCAGGTAATTTTTCAACATGATGTTTTTGTACAGAATAACCAACACCAGTTCCGCCTAACAATAAAAACATTGACTCTGAAAATGCGTCCATGTGGTCGATAGGTAGATAAGCACAATTGTAAATTCTATTTGGAGAAATTTCAATCGGTTTACCACCAAACTGCATTGACCTCATTGAGGGTAATACTTTTTTATCGTATACCATTTTATATACTTCCTTAATTTCATCTTTTAATGATGGGTATTTTTTAATATGCATATCCATATTACGAGTTACCAACTCTTCCCATGTTTCTCTTCTGTTTAATTCTGGTACGAATTTAGCGTACTTCATGTAAACAGTTAAATCTGACAATATCTTTTGTGATGCGTCCATAATTTTCCTTTTTTGTTTATTTTATATAGTTGTTTTATTAGTTTCTTCTCTTTGTTTTCTCTTCTCTAACAATTCTTTAACTCTGTCTCGTTTTCTTTCCTCTTGTTGTTCTTCAAAACCTAAGAACGTTACAGATGACTCTGTATCAATTTCAAGTAGTTCGTTGTTGAACTTACAATTTTCAAATACTACCCCGTCTTTACCTATACGTGATTTGGTAATCGCTATTGTTGCCAAGTTCATTTCTTTTTGTTGTAGACTTTTTGCAACAGTAATGATAACGTGTCCAACTTGTGCTTTCTTAATAGAACCACCCATTTGGTCTGTAGTAACAACATCAGATGATATTGAACTTCTATTACCTTGAGTTGCTGTCCATCCAACTAATGATAGTTCGTGACACATCGCCTCAAAACCTCTCATTACCGAACCTTCAGCTTTCCATTCATCTTTACTTGAACTTTCAGGTACCACACAATCAATGTAATCCAAAAGAATCAAATCAATTTTTGTCCCGTCAGCAATCATTTTTCTGACTTGGTTTTTAATTTGATTCATAGTCATAGTGTCTGAAGGGAGTTTTTGTAATATTAACTCATTCTTCATTGTTTCTTGAATTTCAGTAATCTTAGCCATTACCTCCACTTTGTGTTGTACCAAATTATCAGGTTCAATCCCAGTCCAAAGTGTAAAGTGTTTACGTTGTACTATCTTTGGGTTGTCCTCAAAAAATATTTGAAGTACGTTGTATCCAAGATTAAACGCTGTGTTCGCAATTTTGGTTAAGATAGTTGTTTTACCAACACCTGTTGGTGCTAAGATAACACCGATTTCTCCCTTTGCCAAACCTCCTTTAAGTAATCTGTCAATACCTGGTATACCTATTGGAATTGGATGACGGAAATCCTCATCAAGTACAGTGTCAAGGTTAGAAAAAATGTCAATCATACCTGTCTCTCTTTCCCCAACTTGAAGAGCCTCTCTCACTAAACTCTCAACCTTATCATAAGACTCAAAGTCTCCTTCAGTGATTATTTTTTGAGCTTTGTCCATTGCCTTTTGAAGTTCTTGTTGTTTACAGAACTTTAACGCTTTTTCTTGAACAAACTGTGTTCCTTCAAATGGTGCGTCTTTTACTTGTTTAATGGTGTCAAGAACGATTTTGGCGACTAACTCTTGTGAAATTTCAGATTTTACGATTTGTTCAAGAGTATCAAAGTTAGGGGTAGATTGGTATTTTACATGATACTCTTTGGTCATTTGTAGAATAATTTTAAAGTATTTATTATCAAAATAGTTACTCTCAATCACATCCATAATTGATGTAGAAAATCCCTTGTCGACAATAAGTTGGTTTAAAAGTTGTATTTGAAAGGTGTTCCCTAAGTAATCAAAGTTCTTGTTCATGTTGTGTTTTTTGTTCGTCTGTTTTATTAAATATTCACTTGTTTAAGTCAAATCCCATATATTCGAAACTTAATTTTTCATCTGAAAAAATGTCAGTTAAATCCCTTAAAGAGTCTTTCAAAAACGGTCTTATATCAACAGTATAACGAACTTTTGGTGGAAATAATTTTCCGTCAAAAAATCTGTGACAAATTGTCTGCTCACCCATTTTGATGTACATATGGAATTGCTCACTACCTTCAGTAAAGGATGTGTCCATGATTGACGGTTCATTGTATATAGCGTCAGCATTATCTAACATATAAACAACAGTTTTCATTTTTAAGTAATACTCAATTTCTTCTTTGAATTGTCGAATGTAGTCATATAACTCCAACGAATTTTTCGCCATTGGGTTATACCCTCGAACATTAAAGAATCTTTGAACAACAATGTTATCGTTCAACGTTAATAAGAATTCCATTTTGGTACTTTCTTGCTCTTTCATAATTTAATTTTTGTTAATATTTCTTTTTTCTTTTCTTGTTAATTTCATAAATGGTTTGAGGAAATTAACCCAAGCATCATCATTCTTGGGTAGATACTTAAAGAGACCATCTTCCATCATCATTCTCATTAAGTTTTTATATCCCCTATCTGTAGGGTCTATTGTGTCGGTTAAAATCTGTTCAACTAATTCTTTTCCATCGTCAGTAATTAAAGGGTTTGTAAGGTCGACTATCTTTTTGTTTGTTGTATAAAACTCTTCACCAAGTATAGTTGATTTTGTTTTACCTGTCAAAAGATTTGTGAATGTTTTTGAAGGTTTATCTTGATGGATATTTCGTGCATAATCCAAGATTTCTTCCATAGTGCAGGGTTTCTCCAGCACCTGAGGGAAAAACTTAACTAATGTTTTTTCTCCAAGTCCTTGAATACCTTCAATATTATCTGATTTGTCCCCCGTGAATATCTTTGTCAACAATACATTGTAGTGAGGTATGTCTACCTTGTTCAGAGATATCATATCTCCGTTTTTAAAGTACTTTTTTGTGATTGGTGAATAGATTGTCACGTTCTCAGAGATAAGCTGTGTAAGGTCCTTATCCGCTGAAAATATAATAATCTGTTCATCTTTAGATATCTTACAATAATAAGCAATAAGGTCG